TGGCTGACCATCAACAGGACAGCTAACCGGACAGACTCCGGGGCATCGTCCGGGAACGCCACGCGACAATAATCCTCCGCTGCCGCTTGCGCTTGGGCAATCAGAGAATCGATATAAGGATCTTCGTCATCGTGCTGAATCCGAAGATGCGTTTTGACTTCATCAACGGTCAGGATCACGTGTCATCACCACTGATGGGCTTGACGATGAGACCTGCATTTCGCAGTTCGGAAATGAGATGATTGAAGTCCTCACGCAGGGCGGCAACCGTGGTCGCTTCGCTTTCTTGCACGTTCAGAAGCACCGGTTCGCCAGCGGTCGGGAGATCGAACAGGCCTTCCGCGCCCTCCACCGTAGCACCGGGAAGGAAGGTCAGCCTGCCGCCGATGACCCATTCGCTGCCGCCATGGGCGTGATAGTTACGAGCAGTACTCATGGAATACCTCCTTTAGAGAGGGGTGCCACCGCTCAGGCAGCACCCCGGATGATTAAGCCTTGATCTGCAGGCACTTCATGGCTTCGCCCAGGATCAGACGACCGTCCACGCGCTGGGTGGCACGGAAGCCCACCTGACCGGTGGCGGCGTACAGTTCGTTCAGGCGCTGGAAGGTGCGACCCTGGCGATCGGCGATCCAGTAGGACTTGAAATCACCGAACAGGAGGGGCTTGCTGCCCGCAGCGATCTCAGGCATGTACACGGAAGTCACCAGGCGATGGTTGAACAGGGTGTCGGGCTGGCCTTCCTTGATGCCAGGCTGCCACAGGTACTGGCCGTTGCCGTCCTTGAGCTTACGCAGCGCCTTGATGGACGAATCGTTGGTCAAGAACACAGAGTTCTTGCGGTACACCGACTTGACGGAATGGATCAGATCCAGGATCTCGTCAGAGGTGAAGGTGGTGCCAGCAGTGGTAACACCGGTGGCAGCGCCATTGGTGGCATGCAGCAGGCCGTAGGGCTTGCCGGAACCATCACCATTGATGAACGCATCCTCTTCCGCAGCGCCAATACGGCGGGCGAACTCGGTGGCGATGTAGCCTTCGATGTCGAAAACGGAGTCCTGCAGCAGTTCATCGCTGACTTTGATCATGGTGGCCAGTTTATGAGCGCCCAGGGACACCTGACCGAAGACGTCGTCGGATTCGGGAATCACGCCTTCCTCGTCCACCCAGCTGGCGGTGCCGTGGGAAGCAACAACAGGAATCTTGCGCTCACCGGACTCGGTGCGGATGATGGTGCACAGGCTGCGCAGCTGGTTCTGCTCTTCCAGGGCCTTAACCAGGGTGCGCTCGTACTCATCAGGGCACAGATAGCCGCCCTCGGAGTCGGTACCGATCTGCAGAGCCTTCTGCACCAGCAGGTGGCCACCGCGATTGCGCACCATCTTCCAGAAGGCGGAGTTGTACTCATCGGAAGCACGACCGGTCTTGCCAGTCACGGTCTTTTCGGGGCGGGCGGTCAGGGGGCTGTTGACAGCGGCGTTCAGTTCACGCTCCATTTCAGCAGCGCGCTCTTCACGCTCGATGGCATGGCCCAGGTCGACCACTTCCTGCTCCATTCGCTCATAGATGGCGGTATCCTCGGCGGACATCAGGCCATTCTCGTTCTGGTGTTCGTCCAGGAACTGCTTGGCCTTGTCCCAGACTTCACCGCGCTTATTGCGCATATCGTTGATCTTGCTCATTTTGAATGTCCTCCTTTAGCGTCGTTTGGGCATAAGTAAACCCAGCCGTTTTTGCAGCTGGGCAACAGGGATGCCGGGGATCTCCGGCTGTTCAGTTTCGGGTTCCTGAGGAGCTTCAGGCTCGGGTATGGGCTGCTCCTGGTCGGGCACAGCGGGTGCGGGCGGTTCCTTCGCATACTCGGGCGGCTTCATCCGATTGGGTCTGGCACGATCCAGCCAGGCCTGAACCTTGATTTCAGCCTCAGCGCGATCAGCCACACGGGGCGTAGCGCAGTTGAAGATGTTGTTGGACGGAACTTCGTCCACAATGCCGTCAATGAAGCCCTCGGCCAGTGCCTGCTGGGCATCCATCCAAGTCGTTTCACTCATCATGGTCGCAAGCTCTTCACGGCTGCGGTGCGACCTGCGGGCGTAGACATTCAAGATGCTTTCCTTACAAGCTTTGAGAAGATTGATGGCATCCTTCAGGTCATGCTCATTGCCCCAAGCCATACAGGAAGGGTCGTGGATCATGAACAGGCTGCCGGGCGTCATTTCCACCCGGTGTGCTGCCAGAGACAAAACAGACGCCGCCGAAGCAGCAGTCCCCGAAATGATCAGATGCACATGACCGGGATAGGCGCGTACATCGTCGAACATCCGGGTGGCAGCATTGCAGTTGCCACCGTAGGAGTTAAGCACGATGCGCACATCGTCGGCATTCAGGTTGTTCACACCATATAGCTCCTCATGAAGCGCAGAGGGCGTGATCTCATCGCCATACCAAACCTCTTCGTCAATGTAGCCATTGAGGGTAATGGTTCTCATTCTGGTTCACCTCCTGCAGCTATGGCGGCAGCTGCATCAATAATGCGGATCATGTTACCGTTGACCAGGTAGAGGTTACCGCCCTCTTCCGGGGCAATGGGATTCATGTTCTCCAGTTCCCGGATATCATTGGCGCTCATCCAGCCATTCTGGCGGGCAATGGCGTAGCCTTCCATGCGGGACTTGTAGTCGCCGCGCATCAGGCCGTCGATATTGAACTGCACGAAAAAGCGCCCTTTTTCTTTATCCGAGAAAAGAGCGCGATTGATAGCCTGTTCAATTCTGACCAGCCAGGGCCGGATGGTATGGACTGCAAAAGAGATCGACTGATGCTCAATGTTCGAGAACGTGGCGTGTTCCAGATCGCCTACCAGGTGCGGAGGCACACGATAGATTCGGCAAATCTCCGATACCTGGAACTTGCGGGTTTCCAGGAACTGCGCTTCGTTGTTGGGCATGGAGATCCGGTCGAACTTCATGCCTTCTTCCAGGATGGCAACCTTGCCCGAGTTGGACGAACCGCCATAGGCCTTGTTCCAGCTTTCCCGCAGCCGCCCCGGGTCTTTGACGGTGTTGGGATGCGTCAGGACACCGGACGGGGTTGCACCATTGGAGAAGAACTTGCTGCCATACTCTTCAGCAGCGATCCCCAAACCGATCGCGTTCTTCTCAAGGGCAATGGGACTGTAGCCCAAGACACCATCAAAACCCAGGCCTGGGATATGCAGCACATCCTCGGGGCGCAGGGAAACCATCTGACCCTCCGTGGTGGTATAGGTGTATGTCAGCTGGCCGTTCTTGTCCCGATCCACTTCCATGTGATCCGGCAGAAGCGGGTACAGGCCTAGGATTCGGTTGCGCCCGCTGCGGATGATCTGGCAGTACGCATTGCCCCACAAAAGCAGGTGGGACAGCATGACCTCGCGCCATACAAACGAGGTCATTTCTGTGTTCGGTTCGTCGTGCAGAATCTTATACAGCGGATGATTCAGCGCCTTTTTACTGCCTTCCTCAGTCTGTTCATAGACATGAACCGGTAGGCTGGCAATGGTCTCCGCAATGACTCGCACACAAGCATAAACCGTTGACACCTGGATGGCAGATCGTGCGGTAACCGATTTGCCTGAACCGCTGGTGCCAAAGTAGAATACAGGCGCGGCGCTCACAGCATCCGTGGGCTTGTCCCGCGCCTTAATACGGCTGAATAGTCGCATGGTACACCTCCTATGGATTACATTCCGGTGCCAGTCTTATGATCATGGCACGATTTGCACAGCGCCTGCCAGTTGGCGTTGTCCCAGAACAGCTTCGGATCGCCCCTGTGAGGAACGATATGGTCGACCACTGTTGCGGGGGTCATCTTCCCATTCTTCAGGCATTCCACGCAGAGCGGATGGCGGTCAAGGAAATGCTTCCTGGCCACCTTCCAGCGAGAGCCATACCCGCGCTGGGCAGCGTTCTCACGCATGTACTGGCTTTTATGCGCTGCACAGTAAACGCCATCCGAAAGATTAGGACAGCCCGGGTGTCGACAGGGCCGCTGGGGCTTGCGGGGCATCAGTTGCCACCCTTGCGGGTACCGCTGGTCTTGGAGCGATCCGGCTTGCTGGGCTTGCTTGCAGACTTGGGCTTCTTCTTTTCGGGATAGGTGATGATCAGCTCGCCTTCCTTGGAAGTGAAACGATCCTTGCGTTTGTTATCCATAATGAGCCTCCTGTTATTTCTTTTTCTTTCTCTCCGGTTCCAATCGAAGGTGAACATCGATATGGTAACCGTTGGTTACTGCCTTGACGATTTTGAAGGTTGAATTGCGCTGAAGCAGGAACTCGTTCTCACTGCCAAAGTGAGAAACGGGTGCCACATAGGCACCGCGACCGGTACCAGCGGGAACAGTGATCACAAACCGATAGTCGCCACCAAACTGAGCGCCTTCGGAAGCGGAAGTGGACATGAAACCACGGTCTGTGATTCGTGCGCCTGCTTTGGCCATGGCATTAATCTCTTCCACCGTCTTTGCGCCACCGAAGATAGCACCGCTGGCTCCGCGATACACTGTCAGGCTTTTCTTCAGATGAAACTTGCTGAGAGCTTCTGTGATCTTTTCGACAGTGTCCTGCATACGCGAGGACGATGAGGACAAGCCGACAATACGCAGCGCTTCATTGATATCCTCATAAGCGGAACCTGTGTAAAGGCGAACCGCTGCCAGCTGCTCCGGTGTCAGACCTTTCTTCCAGTCTGGGAACATGCCGTTGCTCTGGTCAACACCAAAGAACGCTCTGGACTTGCTGGCATCGGTCGTTTTGAAGGCGCGACCGCCTCTGCCTCCCATACCGGCATCACCTCAGTTCCCTGAGCCGTTGCTGGTGGGAAGGAATAGGCACGATCGTTCCTTGACACCAATCTGGGATCGTTCCATGAAAAAAGATGGTGGTAGGCTGGAGCCTGGCCATCATCTCTTCATAGCCTTGCCGAAACAGGTGGCGGCTGGTATTGTCCATTTGTGTGCCTACCGAAGAGATCGCAACAGCGCCGCCGACAGGCTCGCCGTCAAAGCACCATGCATAGCTGCTCTCATCGCTCCAGGAGATGCTGGGGATTACCGTAATCCCACGCTCCTGCCAATAGCGGCCCAGCCAGTGCTTTCGGTAGTGATTGTAGAGCTGGACAGGGAAAGGAAAGTCTGTGTAGAGCGAAAAATCCGGCGTACAGACACACTTGAACTTCTGGAGCATGGGT